TTGAAGTACCCGTGTTATCCGATTCATTTTGGGAGAATGAAGGAACACGTAAAATTATTGTCAATTTACCACGCGTAGTAGCCCCTCCCACGACTACTACAAATGGCCCGAATTCTCTGTACGAGGAGTCGATTGTCGCGACTAGCAACGTGATACCGGCAGCACCAGTCAGGGATGTAAAAGAACCCGGCCCCGTCAGGGTCGGTCTACGAGACATGCATAAATCGTCGCAGCTCGTGGATATCAGAATTAGAAAAAGAGGTAGTCAAACGAAACTACTCGAACGGTTAGGGAGTCAGCTCAATTGGTGGTCGGACCTCATTGTGCAAACTCCTGCCAACCGTGGCAAATCTTGGCTCCGAGCCCATTTCAAAGGTGAAACCCCCCGCCTAGGTGAAATCAAGGAGATTATATTTCGAAAGAAGGGAAAAGACGATCAGCCATTGGAGACGCCAATGGCTGTAATTCAAGTAGAGTTCACCAGTGAAACCGGATCCAGCATGGCCTGGGTACTACCGGAAATGGTGGCATTCTTGTACAACATCAGAGTGTTCAGACCCATTACTGCAACATTGATACCATCACTTCGTGCCAGAGCCCGTTTATGGGCCAAGGAGGAAGGTATCAGCGATATGGATCTGAGTAGGATACTGCCTGGTAGCTTGGTCTTGGCGACCCTACCTACACCCGAGGAGACACATGTCACAGGAGCGCTCAGAGGCTCCGCCGCACAATGGTCTGCCGAGGTCCTTGCCGCTATGGACAAGGGAAACATGGTACCTACGACACGCGGTTCTCGTTGGGCAGATGTGCTGAAACCCTCGATACAACGCGTCTTAGGATTGCGTTCATCAGGGCGTCTTACTGATGGTAGCGGCTGCGCGCCCATCAGTGCCACATAGAACAGTCATGGGTGGAATTGGGGAACGTGTACGGGTGTAGAAGCGCACAAGCAGATACATCTAATCACTGGTCTGAGACTCAAGGAACCCCTGACTGATCAATGTGAAGTTGGTACATCGCAGTTTACTAGGAAAATGTACCATGCCCACATCCCTCTTTTAGACGGATTGTGGGAACCCCTTGTGCACGCTTCTTGTGCACATAATTTGATTACCGGCCTAGCTTGTCGGACAATGTCTAAGGTCACCGGGCCTACTGTGAAAGGAGTTGAAATGTTTGATAAGGCAATTGGCATAATTGCGTCCATCTGCAGATCACGAATGGGAACAGTAGAGCCATTAACCTACAATCAAGTCGTTGAATCTTATGTTTCTAAGAGGATGCGAAATCGTTACCAGCAAGCACTGGACACTTTAAATTCTGAAGGGTTGTGCACCCGGAAGGATAGCAAGGTCAGTGCGTTTGTTAAGGCGGAAAAGTTAGCAGGGTATAAGACCCACAAACCTAGGGTGATAATGGGTAGATCACCTAGGTACAATCTTGAATTGGCAACTTTTCTTAAGCCTCTGGAACATTGCATGTATTCATCACTTCGTGGATGGAACAGCCGGTTCTTGACAAGAACTAGATTGATAGGGAAGGGACTGAATAGTGAAGGAAGGGCGGACTTGATTAGGCGGAAGTTTCAATCTAAGGAGAATGTTGTCGCATTCGAGGTAGATTGTAAAAGTTTCGAATCACATGTCTCATTGTCCCAACTTAGAGGAGAACATTCTGTGTACACAAAACTGTGTCCCAACACAAGACTACGTCAATTGCTTGCCTGGCAAGAGCGATTTACGGGTGTTGGACCTGGTGGAGTGGAGTTCACAATAGAGGGTAAGCGAGCGTCTGGAGATTTCAACACTGGCCTGGGTAACACATTGATCATGTGTGCGATGGTGTTGGCAACTGCCAAACGGCTCGGAAAGCAATTCGACTTTGTTGCGGATGGGGACAATGCAGTTCTCTTCGTCTTGCGCAAAGATCTTACACTCTGGAAGGAACGGTTACAGATGGACTTCAAAGAGATGGGCCATGACTTGGACGTTGGTGAGACCGCTAATCAGCTGGAAAAAGTGGTGTTCGGGCAATCCAAGCCCTGCTTAGCGGCGGGGCGTTGGGTTATGGTGCGCAACCCTGAAAAGGTTTTATCTCATGCATCATCTAGTCACGAGCACTTCTCTAACATGAGGGGTGGCATTCGGGTTCTACGGGCTATAGCCTACTGCGAAGCACACTTATCCAGGGGCGTACCAGTACTACAGGAGTACGCCAGATCGCTATGGAAGGCAACGATCGGAGCTAAGATGGCACGCGGTGCCAGATTCGACGACCCTACATATAGAAGCATACTCGATGCTTCTACGAGTGAGTGTGTGACTTGGGCCGAGGTCACATCTGAAGCTCGCTTAACCTTTGCGGACGCATGGGGCATCGGACCAGAAGAGCAAATCAAAATGGAGCAGGAGCTCAGGAAACCCATCAATCTCCCAAGTGATTGGTCATCAGGCAACGGCGCGATGGATATTGATGTAAGGGACCCGAGCACACTACCTGACTCGTTTTGGGCGGCAAACTTCATGTAGGCGAGAAGCTGAGGTGACATGAAGAGCCGGGTGCGGGATTAGAGGACCCAAGAGGGGTGCATTTTTGAAGATAGCAGATCTTGTTGACGATACGGTTCAGGACCGTGGGAACACCACAAATGTGGCCTACCTCATGGTTGTATTAGCACGCCTTGTGTTCTAATCTTGTGGTTCCTGCTGCGTATATTGGTTATGGAAGGTCGCTGCTAGTAGTTCGAAAGTCAGGTTCAAGTTGGTTATGGATGATTCCATATCGATAACGGACCCATATTACACAATCCGCTATACGGTGCATTAGCAAGCACCAAGCACAACCAACTTGTTTGGGAGGTAGATGGAGGCAAGGCGCTTTGTAGGCGCCGTACCTGGACAAACCTTAGATGGTAGACTATTGCGGGGCCAATTATTTGGCTGGTAAAATTCCTCAAATCCGTACAGCCATCCAGCATAGTCGAATCTCTACCGTGGCATGTGCTCGCGTGGGAAAGTGATCTATTCAATTGCTACGGCTTTCGTTAGACACTACAGTGCATTTGGGAGCACCGTCCAGTTGTCAAAATTCTGGATCAGACCACAAGCCCGAAAGGAGTGTAATAATGGGAAGTGCCAAGGCACGACATGTTAGCAAACAACAATAACTTCAGGACCGTGTAGAACAAAACCAGTGGACGCTTTGCTCAAGAACGATTTGCTCCGTCAATATGGACTACCTTTGGCTCACCAATAATCACCGGACGAGCCTCTTACCTTTCCACCATTGGTTCGTGGAATTGCGTAGTACATAAGGAACCATACTTTTGAGTTTCCACACACTCAGAGTGTGGAACGGGAACCACCATTCCGACCGTAGTTTTCCTACGGAAGGGGGCGGGTGGCAACCATCAACTAATC